ATGAAACCCTACGAGGAATTTCTCCTGAATAAATCTCAAATGGGCGGCGAGCACGGATTCAAGCCGGTGTTCATGCCGTCGTTCCTGTTTGATTTTCAGGAGGTCCTCGTTGATTGGGCTGTCCGTAGGGGCCGGGCCGCGCTCCTGGAGGATTGCGGGCTTGGAAAAAGTCCGCAAGAACTTGTCTGGGCCGAAAACGTGGTCAGGAAAACTAACCGCCCGGTTCTGCTATGCACCCCGCTGACCGTCGGCCCGCAGATGATGAAGGAAGGGGAAAAATTCGGCATCGAGTGTGAGCGATCACGCGATGGAAAATACAGGCCGGGCGCACGGATCATAATCACGAATTATGAACGTCTGCATTATTTCAATCCCTCCGATTTTCCAGGCTTCGTCGGCGATGAGTCGAGCATCATGAAGAATTTCGACGGAATCACAAAAGCCGCCGTAACCGAATTCATGCGAACCCTGCCGTATCGCCTGCTTTGCACAGCCACCGCCGCCCCGAATGATTACCCCGAATTCGGCACCACATCCGAGGCCCTGGGCGAACTCGGCTATATGGACATGCTGAACCGGTTTTTCAAGCGGGACGAGAAATTCTGCCGCATCACCGGCATGGGAGGGCAGGGGTGGAGGTTCAGGGGCCACGCCCAGCGCGATTTCTGGCGCTGGATATGTTCCTGGGCGCGGGCAATCAGGAAGCCCTCCGATCTCGGGTTCGACGATGGAAAATTCCGGCTGCCGCCCCTGAAGATGCGGGAGCACATCGTTGCGGCCGCAAGATCGCGCGACGGATGGCTGTTCGATCAACCCGCTATCACTCTGCAAGAGCAACGGGAGGAACGCCGGCGGACGCTGAAGGAACGCTGCGAGATGGCGGCTCAACTCGTCGCTGATACCGGAAGGCCAGCGGTCTCATGGTGCCACCTGAACGCCGAGGGCGATTTGCTGGCGAGGCTCATACCTGATTCTGTACAGGTCTCCGGGAGCGACCCGGATGAACGTAAGGAGGAAATTTTCACCGCGTTCCAGTCAGGTCAGGTCCGCGTTGTGGTCACAAAGAGCACGATCGCTGGATGGGGTCTGAACTGGCAGCACTGCGCCCACCAGACATTTTTCCCCTCCCACAGTTTCGAGCAGTGGTATCAGTCCATCCGCAGGTCCTGGAGGTTTGGCCAGGAGCGGGAAGTTACCGTGGACATGATCGCGTCTGAGGGTGAGCGCGGCGTGCTGGCGAATCTCCAGAGGAAAAACGAGGCCGCTGACGCGGTGTTTGCGCGGTTGATCGAGTTAATGGGAAATGAACTGAAAATCAAAAAGAATCTCAACAAAGGAAAAGCGGAGGCCGTGCCTTTATGGCTGTTATCGCACAGGAAATCACAGACAGATACGCCCTCTACAACGGCGATTGCTGCGAGGTAATGCCGTCCCTGCCGGACGAGTGCATTCACCTGAGCATTTATTCCCCGCCGTTTTGCGGGCTGTATAACTACTCATCCGACCCGCGGGACCTCTCGAATTGCCGAGGGTACGATGAATTTTTCAGGCATTACGAATTTGTAGTGCGCGAAGTCCATAGGCTGACCCCGCCCGGGAGGATATCGGCCGTACATTGCATGGACATCCCGAAAAACGGCGCGAATCTCGGCGGCGGTCTCATGGATTTTCCTGGCGACATTATCCGTCTCCATGAGCGTATCGGGTTTGATTACTGCGCCCGGTATCACGTCTGGAAAGAACCGCTTGGGGTGCGAAACCGGACAATGGCGAAGGGATTGGCCCACAAACAGATCGTGGAGGATTCCAGCCTGTGCGATGTGGCGAGCGCCGACTACCTGCTGATGTTCCGCAAGCGGGGAGAAAACAGGGTCCCGATTGCACACCCGCAAGGCCTCCTCGATTACGCAGGAGCAAGGGAGATCCCCCGCGAACTCCTGAAATATAGAGGCTGGACCGGGAAGCAAACCGAAAACCGCTATAGCCATTGGATTTGGAGGCAATACGCCAGTGCGTTTTGGGATGATGTGAGGATTGATCGGGTTTTGCCGTACAAGGAATCGCGGGACCCGGACGACGAACGCCATGTCCACCCGCTGCAACTGGACGTAATAGAGCGGTGCCTGATTCTCTGGTCAAATCCGGGCGAGGTTGTTTTTACGCCGTTCATGGGTGTTGGGTCTGAAGTCTATGCCGCTGTGCGCAACGGCAGAAGGGCTGTCGGCATTGAGCTAAAGCCCGCCTATTACAGGCAGGCGCAGAAAAACGTGACGCATGCTACGGAGCGTGAAATCAGCATGCCGACCCTGATGGATGTGGCGGAGGCCCCATGAACTCCCTCGTAATCACAATCCCCGGCTCGATCCGGTCGAAGAAAAACTCGAAGCGGATATTTGCGCGGGGGAAATTCAAGAAAGTGCTGCCGTCCGCAGCTTATGAGGCGTGGGAACGCGAGGCGCGGCTATATGTGAGGGCGAAAAATCCGGGACTCTTTCCGGACGGCGCCTTGCTCTGCCCGGTTCATGTCGAGGCACATTTTTTCTACCGAGGTCCCCGTCCGGACCTGCAGGGCTGCATGGAATCCGTGGCTGATGCGATGGAGGGGATATTGTGGGCTGATGACCGGCAGATCGAATCCTGGGATGGGAGCCGAGTGCATCATTCGGTGGATAATCCGCACACGTTGTTGGTTGTGAGGTGGGAGTGATCCTCCCCTTCGGGAAATATTTCGGCCGGGAGATGACCTCCCTGCCGGATGACTATCTGGTTTGGCTGGCCGGAGGCGGGGCCTATTACAGGAATCGGCGATCCACGGAAATCAAGTGGAAGGTCCCGACAGAAGTTTGGGTCGAGGCCCGGAGGATTCTGGAAGCGAGGGGATACACCCTGAAGGGGGAGAGGTGGGAGAAGGATTGATAGAGCCAACCATTGACGACGAATCCTATTTTCGTTCCGGCTCCGGACTGTACCTGCCGGCGAATTATTACCCGGCAGGCGTCCCGCGGGAACGGCCCCTCTGCATGGACCTGTTTTCCGGCTGCGGTGGGTTCAGTCTCGGAATGGTTCGAGCCGGTTTCGATGTTATCGCCGCCCTGGAATGGGATCCCCCTGCCATCCACACCTACTTAGTCAATCTCGGAGCCTACCCAGTCCAGATGGTATTCATCACGCCGGAGGACCGGGAACGGACGGAAAAATATCTCGAAAAAGAGTTTAAGCGGATCATGAAGGCGAGGCCGGACTTCTCGGACCAGGGGGAAGGATTTCGATGCGGTAGGCTCATGAGCGGATCGAACCGCCATCGCGCAGCCCTGGACTGGGAGGGGTGCCGGTATATGTTCGTCGGCGATATCCGGAAGATCACCGGGCAGGAGATCCTCGACGTAATGGGCCTACAGTCCGGAGACCTGGATTGCGTCTGCGGCGGGCCTCCCTGCCAGGGGTTCAGCACGTCCGGAAGGCAAAATGTCATGGACCCGCGGAATTCCCTGGTCTTTGAGTTTGCGAAGCTCATTGTCGAGATGCAGCCCAAGACCATGATTTTCGAGAATGTTCCGGGCATCCTGGACATGGTGACGCCGGAGGGAATCCCTGTAATGGACGCGGTCTGCAAGATCCTGGAAGATGGCAACTACGGGAATTACGACGCGCTCCGGAAGTCTTTGCTTGCAAGCGCCGGTTGCGGGGCAGCCCTGAAGGGATCGAAGGGGACGCGGAAGGGCGAGAAAGAGCGGTGGACGCCAAAGGAAAAGGAGTCAGCTATTCAGGGAGGATTGTTTTGAAAACACTGAAAGGAGACCATTAAGTGGAAGGCACAGTGAAGTGGTTTAACGAGCAGAAGGGTTACGGCTTCATCGAAAAGGACAAGGGCGGAAGCGTGTTCGTTCGTGATGCCGAAGAGATGCCTTGTCCGTACCGCGGATGCAGGTTTTTTAAACTGACAGAGGAGCGGGCTGAGGAGTTGGGGATTAGGTGATGGAGAGAAGAACCGCAAAGATATTCCGGAGGGTGACCTTCGAGGCCGCCTTCGGCCCTCCGATCGTGAAGGTCTGCGAAATTCTCGGGATGCGGTATCACGGATACGACACTCCTGGCGGGGGATGGACATCCGTCAAGGGTAAGGATTGCACGCCGGCGGAATGGATCGGCTACCGGGAAAAAGGGCGGCAAAAGAAAATGTGGTGCAACAAAAAACACATTCTTGAAATCGAGGACATGTGAAGCTCATCGTAATCATCATATTTTTCGTCGCCGTGCTCGGTATGGCATGGTGGATGAGGGGGAAGGTGGGGGAGTAGGGTGGCGAGGATACGGACTATTAAGCCGGATTTTTTCCGCCATGAAGAATTGCAGGATTTAGAGGCGAAGCATCGGGGGAAATACCCCATGCTCGTCTTCGCCGGCCTGTGGACGGTTTGCGATAAATCCGGCCGGTTCGAGTGGCGTCCTCGGCAGTTAAAATTAGATATTCTCCCGTTTCTAAATTTCGAAATGGAGGAAACGCTTTCCATCCTGAAGGGCGCGGGGTTTCTGTTCGAGTATGAGGCCGATGGTAAACGGTATGGGATTATTCCAACATTCCCCGAGCATCAGAGAATAACCGGGAAGGAAGCGCAGTCTCCCGATAAATACCCGGAGCCTCCCGAAGATTACCAGAGAAACAACCGGGAAGCATCCGAGACACTACCGGGAATAAATGGAGATGTTCC